TGATATTGTTCTGTAGGTTCATTGGGTTTACGAACTACAAGTTGATTTGGCTGTAATCTCATACTGTTAGAAATATAAGAATGCATCTCAAATACCGATGCTGGATAAGATGTTTTTAATTCAAATATTGTAACTGATTCATTTTTTAAATTTGGAAAATCTAATGGCACTTCTTGTATAGGAGTTTTTTTGCCTTTTGATAGTGATTTAACTTCGTATTTTTTTAGTGCTGATTCTAATCTAGCTGCAAAATCTTCACTTAACTCCCCAGCTACTTTAATTTTGTAGTTGTATTCTTTAGTGGCTTCTGCTAGATACTGTTTAAAGTCTATCATAATGCATTATTTAGCCTTGTTCGCTCGATTGTTATATACTCTAAAAAGCATAAATTTTTTACTTAAAATCCATGGTTTTTGACTAATTCATAAAATTTTGGGAATATTTTGGCTACATCTAATCCTCTATTTTTGTCAATTAATTTTGTATAATCTACAAATTCTTGCCAAAAAATTGGATCATAATTTTTATTATTAATATAATTTTCAATATCTTTAAATTTAATTGGTAATTTTATATCTTTTTTAACTGTATCGGGTATATTAAATAACATCATTCTATCTGGATAAACAGTTAAATTATAGAATACAGACCAACCATATTTTTTAAATTCGTTGTCATATTCTTCTAAGTATAAAAAATTATAAGGAGATACTGTGCATATCACTTCAAAATCTGTTTTTTCAAGCTGATTAAATTTTTTACAATTTTCTATAACATCTTTGTATTTTGCACCATATCTTAAGTATTCAAATTGTTCGTTAATACCATCAATAGAAACACGTATTTCTATTTTTTTAAAATTTTTTGCTAAAAAGAACATGTATGTTTGGTCAAAGTGTGTACCGTTGGTGTTAAAATATAAAGTAATATTTTTAGAGGTACCTTTTTCAATAATTTTTTCTATTAATAGTTGTCTATTTTTTTTGTTATAAAAGGGTTCTCCTCCAAATAATTCAATTTTTTGTAAATATTGTGAATTTTCAACAATATCATTATATTCTTCATCTGAAAGATTCCAATTTTTTTTTGTGTTTATTATGTTATTTTCTGAAAATTTTTTTAATTCACTATTCCATTTAGAAGAAAGACTAGGACCACATGTAACACACGATAGATTACATTCGTTTCCAGGAATTAAAGTTAATATTTTTGGATATTTTTTATAGTATGCTTCTAAAATATATTTTTGAAAAACCTTTTTTTTTAAATTTATAGCTCTAGAATCATTATTGTTTTTAATACCAAAATTATTGAGTCGTTGTCTAAGACTTAATTTACCAGCATCTTCATCTCTCCAACACCTATTACAAATTTTATTTTTGTTATCAGATAAAAAACTAACTCTAAGTTCTTCTAATTCTGTAGAATTCCATTTTTCTTTTATTGTTTTAAAATTTTTTAAATTCCAAACATTTGCAGTATAAGGACACGGACCTGTTCGGCCATCTTTAGATATTTGAAGCTGTATAAATGGAGCAATACAAAAATTTTTCGGAAGAGACATTAGTCTTTTTTGAGCAGTTTCTTCATTAACTCGTTACGATCGCTAATGATCATGCCCTCGCTTTCAACAGGTTCGCTAGTGTCGTCTGAGCCGGTTTTATCTATTTTTAATTTCTTGAGTTGTAGCTCTACCATCTGCAGTTTTTTATCAATTTTTTGTGATTTTGCATCTATAGCATTACGCAACATAGAGCTAGCAACTTCAAAAATACGTCCGGAATATCTACTGTCCACATTCATACCTAGATCCATTAAATTTTTATAGCTTTCTTCAGCTTCCATTGCTAGTTTGTCTAGCTCTAGATCACTTAATTCTCCTAATCCTTTAACCTGGGGCAGTGCTGCTGCTATCTTATCAAACTCTTGATAGGTTTTTTCCAATGCTTTGGCAGTTTGCGGATCCACATTTTTTGGAATGGAAGGTTTGTCTTTATCATCTCTGGATTTCTCTTTGGCATCCACTTGTGCGAATGCTTCCTTAACATTTGGTAAATTGAGTATCTCTTCTAGTTTGCGTGTCATGCTGAATATTTACTTGCGATTGCCTTGGTGGAATAATTGTTCCTCGCTCAGTACTCGAAAAGTAATACGATTTTGTCGAGCATAAGCGGATGCAGCCTCCCATTTGGCCCTATTAATAATCACTTGTGTTTGACGTCCTCTGCTTTTACCAGCACGTTCCATAGAAGTTTGGTTCATTGGTTTGACTTCAATTAACTCGGCATGTTTTTTGCCATTTTTGTCCATGTACACCACGAAAAAATCTGGCACATAGATAGTATATTTGCCTGTGATGGGATGACGATAAGGTATCTGAATGGCTTCACTGGCCCATTGATAAACATTAGGATGCTCATCACATAATCGCATGAATGAATGCTCCCACCCACTTCTATATGTTGGAGATTTGGTCCCCACATACTTAGTGGGGTTCTTCATGGTAAATTTTCCCCTAGCGAATTTCATTAGGCCACAATATTTCTTGAAATTACTTCTTTGCTATTTTTGGTGTTCCTTACACCCAACCTGCTGGTTTTAAATCTGTTGGCATTAAGAACCACAGTGATTAATTCACTCAATTGTACTGGCGATGCCTCTGTTAATAAATCTAATATCTGTGTCACAGGCACAGAGTCAATTTTAGCTTGCTGCAATATTACATAAGCAGTCTCTTCGGCTGGCTGTCTATCAAATCCTCTCTTAACAAAAAATCCTACCGCAGCATCATAATCATTGACATTGAATTGAAATGGTTCCACATATTGATCTGTCTTTAATGTGTCGATGGTTTTCTGTAATCGATCTTTTTCTTTTTGAGGGAGATTGGTATAAAATTCTGCCATTATATTCTCGCTTTTTCTGCCACTATCAATACCTCGTTAGTGGATCTGTTGATTTTGATGTAACCTTCGCTGACCAGTTTAGTTATATCAGTTAATGCTCGACTTCTATATATATTCTTTGTGGAAGGATTGGCTGCTGCATATTCCACATCACTCTGTGCTATAGAAAGTCCATTTCGTGAACCGATCAATTGATAATAGATGCCAGCTGCTACCTGATCTCTGGCTGCTAGATTACTCTGTAAAAGATTAAATGATTCCGTGGAACTGAGATAGTCTTGTGTGTTGATGACGGGATTAACAATTACTGTATTATTTTTATTATTTTGATTATCAATCAAACCTTTGGCTCCGGCCAATGTCGCACCCACTGCCACTCCTGCCACTGCTGCATTGCCCACTGAAAAATCTCCCACAGGATTGGAGATAGTGCCGGACTGTTTGCCGATATTGATCGCGCCTTCTTTCACTATGCCTTTTAATTCTTCTTTGACTGCTTCTTTGGCATTGATTTTTTTAGCATTATTATAGGTGTTTATGCCTGTTAATATAGTGCCTAGGCTAATGTTACCGTTAGCAACATCACCAAGCACAGATCCCACTCCGTCCACTATACCCCCTGGTCCAAATATTGATGTGGTTCCTCTTCCTAGTACGCTAAGAGGAGACGGCTCTAAATCATAGTGAATTGTAGCAAATCCAGGAATATCGCTCTTGTTTACTATGCCTGCACCATATAATACTGTTTCGTACAATACCTGCATGGTATTGCTCATGGTACCAGCACCGTCAGCATTATCCACGGTGTCGTGACTAAATGATCCAATTACAGGATTAACCAACATAAATGATGTAAATCTTTTCTTATGTAATACAAAAATAGTGATATTTTTTAAGAAAGGTTTCTTTCTATTTTGAGAATTATCCATGCCAAATTGTGTATAATTTTGTGTTAACTGATAGGCCGTGTCTTTGGTTGCATTTATTCCAGCGGCCTGGGCATTGGCCACTGACAGTGGATCTGCTATATTATACTCGTAATAGGCTTTCCAGAACGCATTCACAGTATCGGCATTATCATCATGGAAAGTTATATTAACTGGAGAATATCTAATCTTTGTTCCCACATATATTTTTTTGTTATACTGTAATTTTTCTTCTAAATTCATATCATACTTGGGCAACTCGCAAGTCTTGACCAACATGTTAAGTTCTAATTTTTCATTATCTTGAAATGCTCTAGCAGGTATGGTATTGTCTATATCAAATACCACATGAAATAGGAATTTCTGTTTGGGTGCTAATTTAAAATTATCATCAAGATATAATCGACTGGCATGGGTGTAATCTTTCATGCCCGGAAGACCGTTGCTGAATCCTGATAAGAAATTATTAATGCTTGGCATACTCTATATTTATAGTCACAAAAAAAGCGCCGTTAAAGGCGCCTCTTTTGCTATAAACGAAATGTAAAATTATATACCGCCGCCTGTGCTCAATGAACCTATAGTTCTTGTCAATGCTGTGCCAATTCCTGTGCCTTGTGGAGTTTGTACTGCGTTGTCATATCTGATCGATAGAGTGATTGTAACTGGATCAGATGTAGCATAAGCTAATGTGTTGTAATTCACTGATTGTATGAATGAACCATAAAGTTCCCAGGTTTCTAATATGCCTGGTGTAGATGCGCCGTTTCCTCCATCTAGCATTTCAATTCTGGTAGTGAATTTGTAATCAATTCCTGAAGCAGCTGAAGCTTGTTCAAAGAAATCAAATTGTTTCTGTACTTGTTCACCAACTAATTTAGAGACAGAGTTATTAACATCGTCTCTTAAATTTAATGTAATAGCTTCCCATGAATGCTTACCGGCAAGTCTAACTCTTGAGTTGTAAACATCTAGTGTTACTTCATCAAAACTTAGATTAGGTCTTGTAACATCAACCACTTGTTTGGTTAATTCTGATCTTGGAGTGGATACACCGAAATTTTCTAGAACTACTCTAAAACGATACTGTAGTTTTGGCATCAACAAACCTTGTGATGCTGAGCTCTGATCGTTTGCTAGTGGTACTGTAAATTTACTTAATGTTGAGATTGCCATATTTTTGTTCCTTTGTATTTACCGGGTATTAAACTCCCAATTTAGCTATTTCTCCTGTGTTTTTAATTCTTAAAGGTATGTAGATAAACTCAACCGATTTCACAGGTTCGATTGCTATGTCCACATACAGTTCATTTCTGTCAATCCTTGTGGCAGTGTTGTTGCTGTCGTCACACACCACTAAGAAGTCATACAATGCTCTTTGACCCACTAGTTCTAGTAAGAATGATTCAATCGCTCCCTTAATTTCATTTCTTGTTAGAGCATCATTGGGTTCAAATATAAATGGTTTGGCTATCTTATCTAACTGTGCTCTCAGATAAACAGTCAATCTTGAAACGTTGATTCTGTCTAGAGCCGAGCTGTTTGATGTTTTAGTCAAGTTACCAAAGTTCAATATGCCTGTGCCTGAGAAGAACGTGATTGGATTCACTTTGGCAGTGAACATGCTGTCTCTCACTGATTCAGTCAAAGATATTTGCTGGAATTCACCTGTGGTGCTGTTGATGTAACCAACAGATGTGGCATTGTCAACGATACCTCTTCTTGTTCCTGCTGGAGCAAACCATGGGAATGCCACGTTGTCGTTATTGGCCAACACTCTTAATATCATGTGGCTTGACGGAACAACGATTGTGTCTCCCAAGTTGTCTGTGGTTCTGCCTGACGGATAGAAAACTCCCAAGTAATCACTGGATGTCACTAGTCCCTCGTCACCGTTGTCAGTGGCGCCTGCTGTGTTATTGGCCCAATTGCTGATTGCAGTTGATGTTCCCTCTAATCTTAAAGGAGTATCTCCGATAACAAATGCTGTGTTGTTTCTGTCGGTGTTGAGGTTAACCAATTCAGAGATGACTTCTGGATATCCAGGACATGCGATGATGTTGAATCCTCTCTGATCTTCTCTGATTGCTTGGTTGGTATTAATTTCTGATTTTTATTGTTGAACAATTACTTTTCTCACAGCTTTTCTGCCAAATGTGCCAGAGCCGTTGTCGTTGTTGGCATTTTTGGTCACCCATCTGTCTGGATAGTTAGAATCTGTGGTTGCATAATTGTTTCTGTATTCTTTTACGTTGTATCCAGATCTTCTTGTGTTGAACAATAAGATACCTTTTGGATATAATGCAGCATTTGGAGCATCAGCATCAAGATGACCATCTGTTAAAAGATCCTTGATTGAGCTTGGTTCTCCAGCACCGCCTGCAGAAGATGCAACTGCGTTGTCTGCTGTGGTTTGCCATCTAGCATCTGCGAACACTATGCCTTCTTCTGTGGTTTGATCTGTGTTGTCGATCAATGCAAACATTGAACCATCATATCTGTAGATTTTTGGATAGTTTTCCAAATCACTGGTGTCGATCCATAAATCTCCAACTGCTAGAGCATCACCGTTGGATTGTGTGGTAGGTTCAGTTGCTGAGAACTGAGGTCCATTTACATCTGTGGATGACAATGCGGTTCTGTAACCAACCCATGTTGTTCCATTGTGTTTTAGAATGTCGGCTTCCAAAAGGGTGTTGTACCATAGTGTGCCATCTGTGGCTTCGTTTCTTGGCTCTGAGTAAGCAGGTGTGTAAACCAACCCTTGC